CAGAGCAATAGCTTGCATAGGATCGAAGTCGATTTCATGTTCCTAGCTGATCTTTGTAAAACAAACCGTAACATTAAATTAGACGATAAATTAAAAGACCTGTTTAATTTATACGAAAAGCAAAAATCACTAAGAAAATAAAATTATCAGCATGAATTTCGTATTGACAACATATTTTACTTCAGAAAAGGACCCTCAAAGTTCAAATATATGGTCCAATGACGATTTTACAATAATAAAAAAATTCTATGATTCTATAGTAGAGCATGATTTAAATTGTATAATCTTAATAGACAACTCGTCAGACGCTTTTATCGAAAAATACAAAACTGATAAAATACAATTCGTTCGATGCGACTCGTCTGGTTTAAATATGATAGACATAAGATGGAAATTATATCATGATCTGCTTAGTCAGAACACAGATATTTCAAGTGCATTTTTTCTAGATGTATCTGACGTGGTAATTCTTAAAAATCCGTTCAATTACATTCAGCCTGATAAAATATACTGCGGCGACGAAGAAATTATCAATCAGGAAAGTCAGTGGATGCTTAGGAGATATAAATTATTAAGCAATAAGGAAATTGATAATGAATTAAAAAAATATCTAGATAAAAAGGTTATAAACGCAGGCATATTAGGAGGAAATAGAGATTATCTGATCGACATAACCGGAAAAATAAGTAATTTACTGCTTCATTCAAAAATCACTCATACGACGGTAGATATGTGTGCGTTTAATCACGTCTTGTATACCTATTATAGAACTAATTTAGTACACGGTCTCCCAGTTAATACTGTCTTTAGAGCCGACGACTCGGATAATAAAATAGCATGGTTTAAACATAAATAAGATGATAAAAATATACGAAAATAGAAATCAAATGCTACTAGATTTACCTAAAAATTTAATAGTAGCCGAACTTGGAGTTTTTAATGGAACTTTTTCCGAGTCAATATTAAAAATATGTGAGCCTTCTCAGTTAATATTAATTGATCTGTGGGAAAACGCAAATATAATGTCAGGGGATGTTGACGGCAATAATGTTGTAAAACTAAACGGTGAAGATCTATATAATCAGGTTAACACTAAATTTCAAAATGTCGAAAATATAGTAATACATAGAGATTATACAACATCAGCATTGTCAAAATATCCAGATGATTATTTTGATGTGGTTTACATAGATGCAGACCACAGCTATTCAGGGTGTATGGCTGACCTGGAGATTTCCTTTAAAAAAGTAAAATCCGGAGGATATATCATGGGGCATGATTATGAACAAAATTTTGAAAAAACTAAAAATGTATATAACTTTGGAGTAAATAGAGCAGTTAATGAATTTTGTCAAAAATATTCTCAAACTATATCTATTAAAGCTAATGATGGATGCGTTAGCTATGGTATTAAAATTAAAAAAAATAATATAAAATGAGTACAAAAATTATCGCTGAAATAGGAATCAATTTCGCATACGGAAAGGATCGATCTAAGTTTTTAGATAACACTAAAAAATTAATCGACATCGCTTGTGTAGCAGGATGTGACTATGTCAAGTTTCAAAAACGAGATCCCAATGTGTGCGTTCCTGAGGCTGAAAAATCAAAGCCTAAAAGGGTTCCTTGGAGAGAAGAGGAAACCACTTATCTTCAATATAAATTAGACATTGAATTCGGTCAGGAAGAATACGATGAGATTGATAGATATTGCCAAGAGAAAGGCATAGGATGGTTCGCCTCAGTCTGGGACCTTAATTCGGTTAAATTCATGACTCGATATCATACTGCTTTGCCGAATGGTAAATCCGGACCTGTGATGAAGATACCGTCAGCTTTAATTACTGACCTTGAATTAATTCAAGATGCAAAGGACTCTTCTGAATTCCTCTTAATTTCAACTGGAATGAGCACTCAGCCTGAAATAGATCAGGCAATTCAGATAGGGGAACCTGATGTGGTGTTTCATACCAATTCAACCTACCCATCCCCGATTGAAGATTTAAATCTGGATTATATTGTTTATCTTAATCACATCCGCTCTGATTTTAGAAAGGAATACGAGGTAGGATATTCAGGTCATGAGTTCGGTCTAATTACAACCATGGCTTCTACCCTATTAGGAGCCTCCTGGATTGAACGACACGTTACTCTTGATAGATCTTTATGGGGATCAGACCAAATGGCCTCAGTTGAGCCTCAGGGATTAATTAAATTAGTTAAAAGCATTAAGGACATTGAATCAGCTAGAGGCGGATATGGTCAAAGATCGGTTCTTAAGTCTGAATTAGAAAAAAGAAAGAGCTTAAGAGGCATATGATTACTCCAAAGAAAGTATTACAGTTTATTGAAGGCAACTTAAAAATGTTAGGAGATGAATTAGGCATGCTTCCTAAACATCAACAGGAACAGGTGCTTTATCGTTCTCAAATATGCAAGTCAGACTGCATTAGATTGGGATATTGTATCTATTGTGGCTGCGATATTCCAGGTAAGCTGTATGTCAAAGAGTCCTGTAATTCTGGAGATCGATTTCCAGACTTAATGAATCTGTCTGATTGGGAAAAGTTTAAATCTGAAAATAATATCGAAATTCAATGATAATTTATATAGACATTGATGATACTATCTGCACCGGATCAGTTAACGGAGACTATGCTCAAGCAGTTCCGATTCCGGATGCAATAGCCAGAGCAAATAGCTATTACGATGCCGGTCATACTGTGATCTATTGGACAGCTCGTGGAACCGTCACCAGAATTGATTGGAGAGAGTTAACTGAGCTCCAGTTTGCAACTTGGGGAGTCAAATATCACGATCTTAAATTTGGAAAACCAGCTTACGATCTTTTTATCGACGATAAGAACATCAATTCTCAAGACTGGTCAAAATTTGATTTAAATGAGATTTAAAAAGCTGCTAGTCCTAGGAAATAGTCCTCAGATTAACGATATTGAATTTGATAAACTGGATCCTTCTATAGTAACATTTGGGGTAAATAGAATATGGTTGAAACACTTTCCGAACTATTTCTATTTTCACGATTCTCCTCTCTTAAAAGAGATAGAAGGGGACCGAATTCTAAAATCTAAATTAATATCATCAAGTCTGTGCTTTTCAAGCGACTATTTAAACCTTAAACCTTGTCCAGGCTGGATTGATGTTCATAATCGAGTAAATAGAGGCTCGTACCCAGATTCAGTCACAACCGGCTTACAGATACTATTCAATAAATATTTAGATGCATCTGAATACACAATCTATGTTGCTGGTACCTCGCTTAATTGGTCTGATCCTAGTCACTTTTGGAAACAAATAGATTATCGATGCTCGCACAATCCCTCTAAGCAATGGTATGTTCCCAGGTTTGAACTAATGTTTAATAATTGGAAGAGATTAAAGGATCTAGGCTATAACGTGATCTCGGTGACCCCAGGATCCAGATTGAACAAGCTGTTTAGATCTGAAGGCATAGAAAATCTATATCGAAAGGATTAAGGGATTGTAGCTACTACCGATTCTAATTTGCCTATTGATTCTCCTAACGTCAGGACCGAATCAGGAAGAGGAAAGGCTATTTTACGAGCTGCAGCTATTAGATCTAGAAAGGCCTTCTTCATTGTTGACAGAATGCTCAATAACAGGTTTTTCTTTTGTTTATTTTCAACAACGGCATACGCTGGATTAGGGGCAACAGGTGGAGCTCCAATCGCCGGCGGAATCGCAGTTGATGCAATTGCACTTGCTACATTTTCAGTCAATTGTTTGGTTGATTTTTGAATCAGGGTATAATTATTCTGAATTACTGCAACCTGTTCATTTACCGAAGGTTCCAAGGTCTTTTTAAAATCATCTAGGATTTTCTTTTTCTCCTCTTCAGCCTCCTCCGGGGTCTTTTCTCCAGTTTCTTTCTGTCTGTCCAATTCCTCAGAATATCCAGATAACTGCTCATTATTTTTTGCAATTTCTTCGATAATTTTATCTTTATCAAGTCCTGGGACTGGAAATTTAGTTTCCTTTCCAAGAGCTGCGATCAAATCATCCATCTTTTGTAACTGTTCTGCTGCCGCCATTTTATTTAGTCTTGGTTATTTTACTTAGTACTGCTGGATTCAATGGAACTAGGGGTGGAGTCAAGTCTGCATGAGTATGAGTATCAAAAAGGACTTTAAATGCATCTCCAAGTATCACAGATTCAGTTGCCCCAGCTCCTAATTCTATTTGTGGAGAATCTACCACTACTTTATTATCCGTTTTTACCGTAATCAGATTTTCTTGATTGATGTTAATGCTTGCTCCTTTTAATTGTATGGTTAATCCCTTATTTAGAGTAAACCAAATCTTGAGTTCCTGGTCTCCATCAAAAAGGATAAAATGAGATCCTTCGTATTCAGATTGGGCCTCTTCTTTAATATCATCTGCCAGCTCATGAATTGCAAAATACTCAGGAGCATAGATATTACCTCCGTTAAATCTGATTGCAACCACTGAATTCAACTTAGGAATTGAAATCGAACCCGATTTGCCTCCAGCACCAAAAATCATACTCTTTGGAGTAGGATAGGCCCAAGGCAGATCTGCAGTTGGTAGGTCTTCATGAATTCCAAAGATTCGTACCTTACATCTGCCCTCTTTTCTAGGATCTGCAATATCCTCGACTATTCCCATGAAATACTTGTTTAAATAATCAGATTCATTTGAATCAGTCTCATGCTTACTATCGATCATATTAATTTATACAGTTTTAAAATTTTTTGTTTTAAGGATAAACATCTCCATCTGGTTCCTTTTTAGAAGTTTTTACTTTTGGATAAACATTCTGATCAGGTTCAGTTAAGTTTTCATTCGTATCTGGATAAACATCGCCGTTGGGCTCTTTTCCTGGTCCTGCTGGTCTATCATATACTCTTCCTATTAAAGGTTGAGATATAGGATTATATACTGGATAAATATTTCCACCCGGAGGAGGAATAATATTTACCTGGTTAGAATAAACATCTCCAGCTGGAGGAGGTGTCACTTGATCTTGACCTGCATATACTTGGCCTGACGGTGGAGTCTGAATTTGACTAGAAGCCGGATATGCATTCTGATTAGGTTCCGCTGGATAATTTACCGTTCCAGTGTAAACGTCACCATCTGGTTCCGCTGGATAATTTACAGGTCCTTGATAAACATCCCCGTTAGGTTCCGCTGGATAATTTATAGGTCCATTGTAAACGTCACCATTCGGTTCTGGTTGATAATTTATAGGTCCCTGATAAACTGATCCGTCGGGCTCATTTTCAGGTTCAGGGTCACTTACATATATTGATCCTTCAGGAGTTGTAGATAGATTTACCGGATCTGGATAAATATTTCGATCCACAACTTCAGCTCTACTTGGAACTCGATCGCCATTGGTCGCATATCCGGTTGAATACGCGTCAGCCGCCGGGGGACGTTTAGGATCTGCTGATTCTTGATATAAATCTGATCCCAATCGAGGCGCATATGCTTCACCTAATAAATTTTTTCCAAGAGATTTAGTTGGTATCTCGTCTCCATTTGTTGCATATCCTTTATCATATCTGTCTCCTAAATCAATCCTATTGTTTATTACCTGATCCCACGTATCGGCGCCATTAACAAATCGAGCAGCTGCTTCTAAAGTTGGATTAATTAATCCTCCTATTTGGGATAAGTAACTTAATCCTCTTTGACCTGCTCTTGATATGTCGTCCCCTACTATCGGTAGGCCTGTTAAAAATCCACCAATATTCTGTGCATTTGCACCTGTGAATCGAGTTCCCCATGGGTTCTCAATCTCAGTCTTTTCAGGTTCAGCGAAAATCTTAGTACCGTCTCCGAATTTATATTCCTCTTCAAACCATCCTATTTTAATATTAAATTTATTTGAAGCCATTTGTGGTTTTGCTCCTATATCTAATTTATCATCAAAAGGCTGGGTTGAACTAAAATCAAATTCACATTGTCTACATTTATATTTAATGTATCCATACTGTTCTAGTATGTTTCCTCCGCTTAGGGTGCTTCCTATATTTCCAATAGCTGCATTATTGATTCCCAATGCTCCCGTGATAGTGTTGCTAGTCCCTCCTAAACCTGGAATTCTCCACCTTAAGTTTCTAAATTCAGCAATATAGATGTCCATTGAAAACCATCTTAAATTATCTGGAACACGTTCTCTTCTATAGGTTAAATCATAAATAGAATGAGTATATAATTCAGCAAGTTCTTGTATTCTTAAGTCAACTGCTTCTAACGTTCCTATTGTAAGTGCAATGTCTTTGGTTTTATAACCCTTAGTAACGTCTCTTGCTTGACTTCTAAGCTTATTTAGTCCGCTAATTGATTGAAAATACCAAGGAGCTTGAAAGGTTAAATATCTTAATATCTCTCTAAAAGTAGCTAGAGAATTTGCCTGAGCCGCATAGCTTCTGCTATTTAAAAAATTAATAGCTCCCCATTTTCTTCCAGCGTTAAAAAGAGGACTTTCCCACAATTTAGAATCTTCATATCCTACATTCTTAGGCTCAGTGTCTAAGTTAAAATCAATAGAAAAAGTTAAAAACGTAGGCTCATCGAACGGATCTATAAGAAATCCTTTTCTAAAATTATTTGCGTTTCTGGTTGTTTGTATAAAATTATGCACCCTATTTAAATTTTTTCATTCTCCCAATCTATTCTGCTCAATTGAAATTCAGTTCGATATGTAAAAGCAGGATCCATGCTATCAAATATATATTTAACTGAATTTACATAGTATCTTCCTGATAAATAAGGATCAGTTATAGTGGCCCCTGCGCTAAAAGATTCTCCAGTTTCTATAGAATCATTATTGAATGAATCTATTAATTTTCTATCAACGGCCGGAGTGGTTATCACTACTGGAATTCCGCATCCTCTATAGACTTGAAAGTTTATTCCTGCAGTTTCAACTTTTAGCTTTATTTTATTTAATTCGCTATCATTGTGGTCCTGCGTAATAGCAGATGCGTTCCATTCTCGATGCGCGTTACCATATTCGATATTCATCCATTTTTTAGTCATGTTTGATTTTAAATCCTCGTCTTCAGGTATTAAATATACGTCCTTTTCTTCAGCTCCTTTAATTTTTGCAGGATTAAGATAAAAACTGGTAAATTTAGATCCTTCTTCTAATAGGTGATCATAATAATATAGAGTTTTTCTGTATCCTTTAGATTTTAAGATAGATCCATTATCTCCCATAGGCGAATAATTTATGATGTATTCTGGCTTTCCTCTATATTGATCTAAATTATTAAGAGCTAGAGGGACAGTATACGCATTTCGATTTAATCTGGCCTTTTCAGCTGCTTCTTGAGACGCAACTAATTGAGAAGCATCAACATCTGTATCATAAGTTCTATTTAGTTCCTGCCCGAAAATAAGTTGATTCGATACGTTAATAAAATTTAAATTATAATACTTATCAATAAAAGAATGAAATAGGGTATCGTCATCTAAATAAGCATGTTTTCTTATTTCAGAAATCATGTGTAAACTGTTTCTATTTGGATTGATCCAGGTCATAGCATCATCAGTCTCAAAATCGTTTTCAGCAAATCCTAATCCTAAATCAACCGCAATCTGATTAAGTGCCACTTTAGAAGTCATGTTAGGATAACTTCTAGACACATTATCATAGAGTTTTGGTATAAAAAGTTCCCCGGTCATTACGTAAGTTGCTCCTTTATGTATAACTGATGCATTCATTACCGCATCCTGATTCGATCTAATGCTAGTTATTAAAAAATCACACCTAATAGGTTTAAAAGATTCATTTCCAGTTTTAATATATACACTTAAAATAGGATCTCTTTTTGGATAATTTCTGCTGCTTAGGGCTCCAGTCGCATCTGTGAATATCAGCTTAATTGTTGGGATAATTCCTGATTCCTCAATGATTAATTTATCAACGTTAGTTATCTCAATAGAATTTATTTTAACTAATGGAATTTCAGATCCTTTTTTTTCTTTAGCGCTTCTTTGATTTTTTGGAGTAATTATTCCTGGATTTTCTGCACTTGCTTTAGTGTCATCGATAACCGACAATTCCTTTAATTTTAAAGTAGGTAAAGTTGTGACTTTTATAGTATCCCTAAATGACATTTATAATCCTATATTATTTTGATTTAGAGAAGTTTTTACCCGGTCTCTTGCTAGAGATGATAATGCTCCTCCTCCATTTGTGTTTCCGTCTCCAAATACTATTTTTCCATCTACTTCTCTTGCATTTTGAACCCCTTGTCTGTTAATATTAGGAGGTAAAACTTCCCCTATTTTTTTCTGAAGATTAAGCAACCTATCCTTATCTTTTTGAGTTTTTGGATCCAATATTGCGCTAGTTGAAATCTGGTCAGGATTAGTTTCAGAGACTTCCCCTCTATTAGGATATACTCTTGGAGAAACAATGCACTGATCTAGATTACTAGCCGGAAGAATATAGAGAGTATCTCCTTTTTCTAATGAAAAAGGATTAGATATTCCATTAAATTTCAAAAGAGAATCCCATAATTTGGATTGACCTAATAGCCGATTGGCAACAAGATCAGGTCTCATTTGTTCGAAATCAGTAACTACTGTTAATCCTCCTCCATTCACAGGATTGTTCGGAAACCTAAAAGTAGATCTGGTTAAATCATTAACTATATCTCCATTTGCCTTCTCAAATTTCAATTTCTTATTTAATAAATTACTAAGTAGCATAATCTTTTAATCTTTTGTATAAACTTTAAGGAAATAATCCTGTAATATTGGAGCATTTCCGTAAATCTCTCCATATCTTTCAGTCACTCTTCTTTTAGACTCTTCTAGCGATTTTTTCCAAGTTGGATCTTCAGCGTAGATTTCAGCATCCGATTTCTGTGAGCTTACTCCATTTGTATTTCTAGCTCCCTCAATAGGAATAGCATCTCCTTCATCTACTAATCCTGATTCAGCCCCGTACGCGCTGTTTAATCGATTGCTGCTTGTTTCTCCATATGAGTTATAGGCTGAGCTTGGTGGACTTACTTTTGAAAACCCTAATGCCCCGTTACCCAAGTTAAATATTGATTCAATATCCTGTTTTGCTCTAGGTCTGCCGTGACCCAACGTAACCGCAAATTTAACTTCAGTAGGAAAATCATCAATACTTAAATTTTCATCAAATGTGACTTTTACTGATTTAAGAAGAAGATTTCCCATCACTGCCCATGGATTCATTGGGTTGCCAACCGTTATGTGCCATTCTCCAGTTGCTCTACCGTCTAACACAGATCTATAAATCAAAGGTTTTTGAAGCAGTTCTCCAATCCTAGGTGCTAATAATTTGGCAAAAGGCATAGAAGGGTCAAGTCCTGGAGTATTAGCTGCTTGATCCTGAAGGTTTTTTAAAGTCTGAGGATCCACATTTTTTCCCTGCTCAAATGATAAATCCAATTTTTTTCTTTCAGCCTGTACCTGTTTATCAGTTAGCGCTCCAGATAGAGCACTAGTTGCAAGAGATATCAATTGTTGTACATTTCTACCTGCTATTGTTGATAGCTGTTCTATCCCTACTTGAATCGCCCCTAATACGTCTCCTTCTAAAATTTGATTTTCCATGTCTAATCCAGGTATAGAAACTCCAGTTTTTTGAAAATATCTGGATCCTCCTCCCCAAAAAGGTGCGCTGTTGTAAGTTAAAGAGAGAAAATTACTAATTAGATCTAAAAAGGCTATCTTTGGGTTTATTCCTTTGTCACCCCCTGCCCCGAATGATCTTAGAGAATATTCAAAATTTAGAGTAACATCTGTAATTCCTTCTGTGAATCCTCTTGATCTGATTTGAGTTGAATCAATCACGTTGACTGGTCCCAATATTCTATTCCAATAGGGACCGTCATCGCTGTATGCACTCTTTATATACTCTTGAATGCTTTTATCGTATCCAGCTAGCTTTAAAATATCAACTTTTCCATTCCCACTAAAGATTTGAGTTTTTAAAACATCGACCAGAGTTTTTCCAGTTGCTTCATTTTTAGTATTAGATACTCCTAATGCGCTAAGAAGTTCCTCAATTGTGATTTCATTTCCTTGAATATCTTGAACTTTTGCATTTTTAGGTGCCCAGTTCAGACCCCATCCTAAAGGTAATATTGAACCGATTCCATTACCCACATCCGCACCGTACCAGGTCACGGCCTGAGCGAGAGGAATTAATGGACCTTTTTCAGGAGAGATCTTTAAATTGTCTTCTACCGGCATATGATATCTTCTAAGAGTCACCATTCTATTGTTTGGAACCTTTCCATAATATTTGCACCATAAGAAATCTCTAGCGGTATATGGAGTCGGAGACATAGCTGACGCCATTTCTCCTTTAGTCTGTCCTGCTATTAATCTAGACCACTCTATTATATTGGCAGCACTTGGATTTTCAATTATCGTTTTTCTAACATTGCTAAATTCACCTATCTTTGCTTTAAATAGTTTTGAAATATCTGATGTAAATTGTTCATTTCCAACATCCACACCTGGTATTATAACATCTCTTCCTCCTGGTACTTTTTGCGTAATGTCGGTTATTGACGTGAAATTTAAGCCTAGAGCAGCAGCAGATTGATCTGCATTTCCAATAGGAGCATCATAATGAAGTTCCTTTAGATACTCAACAGCATTTAATCCAAATTTACTGTATCTAAATACTTTAAAAGGATTAAATATTGACCATGTACCTGGAACTGGAAAAAAGAACTTATCAACTTGAGCATATTCAACATTGCTGTAATCATTTACTAATGCTTGGAATGATTCGACCGACTCGTTTATTAACTGATCTGTAGTCAGCTCTTTATTTTGTTCTCCTGCCATAAATTATGAGTTTTTAATTATCTATTTCCTGAAATGAAATCGTCAAACTTTACAACTTTAGTAAAATCTACTGAGCTCACTTGATCCTTTTCCTTCTTTTTAGATCTCTTCTTAGGCCTAGTCTCATTCTTTTTACCTGGGCCTAATAAGGAAAAAGTATCCATGTCTGACGGCATGCTTAGAGGGGTTTGATATGACTGTCCGGGAGCCTCTGGGTTTTCCATTGTAAATGCTGGAGAATCCATTGGGCTCAACATATCTTCCTCTAGTCTTGATATCTTAAGATAATTCTTCATTACTTTTTAGATTTTTTGTCCAGCCCTACGTCTTTAAATTGATCAAATCCCATTACCCACATGTCCCTCTTTACCTGTCCTTTCATATAGTTATAGACCGAATTAGGGCCTTCACTCTCTTCTGGGTGTTGAAGAACAGCGTTTTGAAGCTTGGCTTTTCCTCTGGTGTAGTCCTGGTAGTTTTTCCAGCTTGAATCTTTTTTAGACATAGCTCTTTTTTATTATTTATTTGATGGTTTTAAAATAAATAATCATAATAAAAAGGTAAATTAATCAATGTTAAATCACGTTTTAAAATATTATCAATGGATTCTAAATGAGTCTGAAGAAGCAGAATCGCCTGATTCAGAATATCAACTTCTTTTTAATGGTTGGGAAGAAAGAGGAAAAGAAGCTGCTAATTATTTAGTAAAAAAAGGATATAGTAAAGTACATGCTGCCGCCTTTATTGGTAATTTTGCTAAAGAGAGTGGAGTCAGGCCAGATGTTAGTCAGAGTTCAATAAAGAGTTTAAAGTTAGGAACAGGATTTAAATCTACAACTCCTGAAACAGCAAAAAATCAATCTAAAAAATCTGGATACGGTCTAGCTCAGTGGACTGAGGAAAGAAAGAATAAATTAATTGAAGCGGGAGCTTCGACTACTAACGCTCAATTAGATTTTGTAATATCTGAATTAAAGGATTCAGAGAAAGCGGCTTGGTCTAAAATAAAAGCTGAAACAACAATATCAGGGGCAACAAAAGCAATCGTTACGCATTATGAAAGAGCAGGAGTCGCGGCACTTGCTGACCGAATAAAGTATGCGACTTCAATCTATAATTTAATTAAGTAACTAATAGATCGTAGTATATTCTCCGTCAATAAAATGTATGTGTTGAGCTTTTCCGTTCTTGTGTATGATAACATGAGATTGTAACCAGCTACTGGGTCCTAGATTGTATCCTACTCTTAATTTAGTAGAAGTTCCAACTGAAATTGCTCCGTCTGCTCGACCTGGAGTATGGTAGTGACCTACTATGATCTTAGTATTTAATTTTCTAAACTGTTGTAGAGACCCTCTGGTTCCTCCTGATCCAATATCTCCATGCTGGGCTAGTTCCCATCCTTTAACAATATAACTATCACTACGGCCTAAGGTAATGAATTCTGGATATCTTTGATTAATTAGTTCAGGTATAACTCCTTTGATTCGGTCAGCTTCTGCATACTGTCTCAATAAAATTTGACTGTATTCCATATATTCCATTGAATTCTTAGGAGTAGGCTGTTTCTTCCAGTCTTCATTCTTTAACCATCGATCAATAAAATCATCGTGATTGCTTCTAACCACTACCACATTCTTGAATTTTTTGAATATAGAAATAGAGTCCAACATCTCATTGACCTCTTCCTTTAGAGAATTGGTTCCTTTTATCTCTTTTCGATATTGAGCAAAAGGATCTTTCATTTCATGATGACTGATTGAATCACCATCAAAAACATCGTGTAGAACCACATGTTTAGGGACCAATCGATCCAGGAGTTCAACGGTCTTATCTACCACCTGTGGATCCAATTTTCTACAGTGCCAATCTCCCAGGATACAGGCTTCAATATCAGTAATTTTTCTGATTCGAGTGTTCCCGATCCATCTAACTGGACTTGCTCCAAAATTAGCTGCAATCCAATTCATCTGCTCCAAAGCAGTATCAAATTGAATTTCCTCTTTTTTGCCTTCAAATCTGACATCCCAGCAGAAATCCGAAAAGTCACCAGATTCAGTAGCTGTCACTTGCCTTACAAAAAAGGTCTCATCGTCCTTGATCTCTACGATCACGAATCCTAGAGTATGGTGAAACTCACCCTTCTTTCCAGCTTTTGAATCTGTATAATTGTCGATTGTGCAGGCTCCAGTTGTTAACATCATTTTAGGTTTACAACCTTCCAAGACTGGAATCATTTCCATCTGTGCCTTTGGGGAACCAAAAACACAAGAGTTGATTCCGCTTAAACCCTGCATCCCAGTCATAGGATTAACTGCAGTTGGTTGAATTTTCACATCTGACATGATGGAAAGATACTTATGAACATCGTGTCGAGCTGCATCTAAATAGTCAGCTACTCTTTCATGCCAAACATCTCGATTCTGTTCTGAGAATACAGATGTTGGATTTTTATACCGGCCTGCAATAACATGAATGTCGGCATTTATAAAGTTAGCATACTCAATTAGGTTAGTAAAAAAGACCTCGTGTACCGGAGTATTGTTCTGGGCCCAAGTAATGATGAATCTTTTCTTTTTCTTATTGAACTTTCTCTCTTTTGCTTTTAATAATTCCTCTGATTCAGTATCCTGTTTTTCCTTTAGTCCAAGTTTAACTGCCCATTTCTGAATGGTACGCTGACCCTTATTTGCAAATTCCATTAGGACCTTCATTCGATCGTCCCATTTGCTAGATTTATCATAATAAATCTTCTTAAAGAAGTCCTTGTCTTCTTGAGTTAATTCTTTAAATTTCATTGTTGGTATTTTTTGAAACTTTAATCTTGAAGTAGATTAATTTTAAGAGGTGCTGGCAGCAATATATCGTATCCAATAATAATTCCATCCTTATTCTTATATTAGAAACAGAGAAAAAGTTTTAACCTTGTCCTGTTAAATTGAGCTCATTCTGTAAATTAAAAAACTCAGAACTGATAGATTTCGGAACAAGATTTTTGAATTTAGCATAGTCTTGACCTAATATGCAGTCTAGAACTGATTCTGAATCCTGATAGCTAGGTATTTCTACCAATTTAAAATCATCAGACAGCCTTAATGGAATGTCCTTCTTTTTAATATAGTCCAACTGCAGAATATAATCATTGATTCGTCTCTTAGAGGTTCCCCATAACACCGGATCATATTCTGGTTTCAAACATTTGATTATGTCCTTTATAGAAGAATAATTGATTATTCTGATATCCTTAATCAGATCTGGAAATTCTCTTTGTACTTTTTCCAATAGTAGTCTAATGGTTCTCTCCGAAAAATTAGTAGCTCGGTTCTTTTTAATGATCGCAACTACAACACAAGGTAACCCGTTATTGCTTTTTAAAGCTTTGATTGCTTTGATATGACCGTTATGGATAGGTTCAAATCCCCCAATCAATAGATTAACTTTTTCTGCTTTGGTTAAGCGTCCTGAATTGATAAAATCCTCTTGGTTTTCAATCAGGCCGGTTTGATTTGGATTAGTTCCGATAAATTCTCCAAAAGAAGGGAAGAGCGCTTCATATATCACATCTCCGATAACTACTCTCTTTAATTTTTGAATCTGAAGATTCAATTGATTTAAAAGATCATCATCGAAAAATGGAGAAGACGACTTCTTTCTAGGCTTTCTAAAAAAGTTGGTCAATATCCTATAAATTTCTTTGTAAGTTTCATCTCTCTTTAAAACAGAGGCAACTTCAGCATCGTTTATTAATGCATAGTCGATATCAAATTCTGGATTCTTTAAATATTCTGGAACATCTAATTCAAGACCTTCGTATTTATAAGAATATTCTTTGATGAATTCTTTAAATACGTTGTTGATTAGCTTTATAAATCTAGCGTCATAGTCCTCTTCCTCTTCACATCTTTCTCTAAGATCAAATTCATCGTACATTTCTATATGATTCATCAGATCAATCACTATTAACCAGATATAATCGCTGGATTTTTTAGTCGGATTCTCAGATTTAATCTCTTGAGACTTTTCTTGAAAGATTGGATCAACTAGTTTAGCTAGAAAAATATTAGCCTTTGGATTTTCGTCATTTTCGTCGTAGAATCTAAAAATGATGCTCTCAATTTCACCCATTAGGCCTTCTTTCGACACCGTTTCATCTCCTTCTGGATTTAGAATAGAGATAATATACTTGGTAAAAGAAGTAGTCTTAAATCGGTCGGACAGCTCTTTAAAAGGCGAATATACGAATTCCTGAATTGCCCTTTTTTGCTCATCATCTAGCATACCTTCAAAGATAATGGGTGGAGACTCAACTTCTAAGAATTCAGCCCATTTTTTAAGATCTTCTCCTGTCTGTAGGGTTTCAATCGGTTTGCCCTGGTCATCCAATCGGTGAATATAGGTAAGAACCAGATCATTTTTAACCTTTTTATTAGTAGGCTGATCTTTTTTTGAGATATACTCAAATCCAAAAAACAGACTTGTTGGTATTCTCTGTCTCTTTTCTTCTGGAAATCCTTCAAAGTGAGAAATTGCCGGATTATAATATTTCATCAGCATTCGATCAACATAGCTGATCTCACCTGTCTTTTTAAAGTACTTAAACTTATCGTTTTCCTCCTTCCTTACCCCAAAAAATGTTCCATCTATCTTTTCGTTGATAATTACAAAATTGTTTAGAAGATTCTTTAAAAAGTCATCCCCTTTTTTTACATGGACCTGTCTTAAATCATTTATTCCTGCCATTATATAAGTTTATTAAATTGCTGAATCGCTCTCTTGTTGATCTTGTGGATTAGCCGGCATCTCTTCAGGTTCCGACTGGCTCATTTGATTTTTTCTAATAGATTTTGAATCAACTGAGATCGAGATACTTCTAACGTTATCAACATCTTCAGGATTCTTTTTAAAGTAATCAATCACCCTCTTTAAATTCATATTCTGTTCGCGTCCAAATCCTCCAAATTGATCTATCTTCTCTCTTAGGCTTTTAGTTGCATCCCAGCTACCAGCATAAGAAATGCTCCAGCAGTAGAATCTAACATCTTCTCCTTTGCCAGAATAGTAATGATCGATATCCTGAATCTTTTGTATTGCACCGTTAGCGTCTCGATAAGAAGTAGAGAACCCTTTAATATCAGCCGGTACTCCGAATCTGGTTCGGTCAGGCATGATTTCCATCAATTCTTCTATTCGTTTAACCATTTGATCGGCTGGATATCCTCTTAATTTAGACGGATCAATCTCAACTGCTTCAAACAATTTTTCGTATTCTCTAAAAGTGCTAACTCTCTTTTTCACAGTGTTAAATTTTTTATTATTTATTAAGAATATCATATAATAAAACCCTAAATGACTCAACACTATCCTCATTTAGATAATTAGTGAGCTCGAAAAATTCATTTGCTCTGCTTGAATCAGTTATTTGATCTCTAAATCTAAATAAAACATCATCGTATATTAATTTCTCAGCCTCATAGTTCTCAAAGACGTCGAAGCCGTCTTGCTTTACTCGACTAATAGCATTAACCTCATTAGATCGATTCACATAGATCAATTTACAATTACTGTAACTGTCAGTCAATAGAAAATTATTAAATTCAGTTAAAAGTCTCTCTCGGTCCATTCTTTTTCTAAATATTGACCATACGTAAGCGGAAAAGATAGATCTATCGAATACCACGTGATTTTCCTTTAAAAAAGTGGAAGAGATGCCAAGAATAGTTATTATATTTGAAATACTGAAATAATGTACGCCTGGACCCGGTTCCTGATCCTCTATCTCTAATATTTTAATCCAGTCAGTGAATTTGAATTTATAATACAGGATTTTAGGGTCCTGATTTGATTTAAAGAATTCATCAACCAGGTAAGATTTCCCTGCTCCTCTTGGTCCTTCTACTAATATGATCATTTAAAAGATTTTAAGATATTTTATCTAATAAATAATAAAAAGTTTTAAAAGTTGAGGAAGCACATAAAAATATTTGAAGAATTTATAGATTCAGTTGGAGAATTTTCTGAAACTGAATATACTTGGCAGGACCTTAGAAATACGATGCAGGCCAAGCTTCCATTTATCATAATAGATTTTCAAGATAAAGCTTCTTATGATTCTTGTATAGCAAAAGATCTATACGATGAGAGATGGGCAGTTCAGACCTATAATCAGGCTCAGTCTGAAAATGGAGACATGAAAACCTATCCTAGTGTTTTTATTTTTGAAACAACCCGAGAAATAGAAGACAGGGTAA